TATAGTTAGTTATATCCATTTTTATTTAATTATTTTTTAATATGGTGAAGTTGGTAGTGAGAATGATGGACCTGTCCATCTTGCTACGCTACTAATTCTAACTTCATCTATCCAACCAGGCCAGTCACCACCATACATCTCTAAGTTACCACCAATGTATAATCTACCAGTAAAGTTGTTTAATGTATTACTAAATCCTCCAATAACTGCACTAAGTGGATACCTAACACCATTATGATATCCGTGCCAAGTAGAACCAGTTGCATACCACTCTCTTACTATTGCTAGGTGGAAGAAGTTGCCAACGTTGGTTGTAGTTATTGATGTGTTATATGTTAATAAGTCCCAAGTTCCACCGTTCTGTGATCCAAACCCAATACTACTTGTACCACCACCAAAGAACCATCCTGTGTTCGCACTCTGAATTTGTCAAAATACTGGGTTTACACCACCAGTCTGACTTGTTTTAACCCAAGCTTCCATTGTGAAGGACTTTGTTCCAAGATCCCAATCAACAGAGTCTATACTTGATATATACTTTCTTGTTCCTAAAACACCACCACCTTGCCCATCACCAGCACCACTCATTGTGAATGATTGTACGCCGAATTTAGCTTGCGTGTTACTCGTTGTTGCACCATTATTAGCAGTGAATCCATGCGAATATGTTGATGAATCAACCCAGCTATTTTCAAAGTGTAGGAGTAATACCGTGTTAGGAGCTAATGGATTCGAATTAGGTTCTGGGTTACAAGCGCTCCAGTTAGCTGTTTGTCTGTAATTGGTAAATGTGAAGACATACGCCTCATTATTTATAGAAAATGTTAATCCATCAGTTAGTTCAGCAACCGTTTTATTAGTAAATAGGTAGTTGCCTTCATTATCAACTATATCATATGTTGACGTAGCAGCTAAGCCACTAAAGTCACTCCCATCTATGTGTATCGTTCTACAAGCCATTTTATATTATTTATTTTTATAACTATTTTTATTTAACACTATTCCAGTTCATCCTTGTGTTTGCGTGTAATATAGCTGTGTTAGATGTAACGGTTGCTAATCCAAGTTCAACTCTTGATGGTGTTGAGCCACCATTTTGAACAAAGGCATTTAACCAGAAAGAACCAGTACCACCAGCTACGGTTACAGAAGCTGCGCCAGATGTTGTATTTATAGCATTTATCTGTTGTGACACCATTGTTGTTAATGTGTTTGCTGGTGCTAACATTTCAGCTGATACTAAGGTTGTTGCTGCTCCTATAAGTCCAACTCTTAAACCAGTTGCTGATGTTACTTTACTAAATCTACCATTAATTGTAACCATATATTTATCATTACCACTCATTGTAAAGAATAAACCTGTATTTACTAATGTTGTTGATGTTGTTGAGAATGATGCTGCTAAATATGAGAATCCTACTTCATCATTAAAACTAATTATACCAGTTCCATCAACTTTAAGTGGTTTAGATACACCACTTGCTAATCTTGGTAACTTAACATTACCACTATAATCAACTTCTATTCTTGATGATGTAACACTTTGTCCTGTAAATATAACTACTGAACCAGTTCCACCATTACCAATTAACAATTCACCACCATTATTATTAAGAACATATAAGTATCCATCTAATGGGCCACCAATATATCCTTGTGTAAAGTTGCTACTATTGATACCCATATCAATATAGTTCATTGTCTCTGTTCCTGTATCTGCAGTTGCAACTATATCTGATGATGCTGAAACACCACTTGATAAGTTATGCACATGTATTTGTGAATAACCATTGATGTTTGTATTAATGTATAGTGGTGTTATATTATCTAGTGAATATACTAATGATGATGTTAATCCACCAATAGAATCAATTCTTACCATACTATTAGATGGTCCATTAACAGAATAAACTGGTCCTTGAACACCCTGAAATCCCTGAATACCTTGTGGCCCTTGAACACCCTGTCTACCAATAGCACCAACAGCCCCTGATAGATTAACAATCCATGATGAATATGTTTCACCAGCAAAATTTGTTTCAGTACATTCTATTTGAATATTCCCAGTTAGTGCATTATAAGAAGTAACAAAACCATGGAAGTGGTCGATAATATCATTAACTGCTGTAACTGTTACCGTTTGATTTTCGGTATATGATAAGTCAGGTTCAACTAAAAGTGAAACCGTTGCACCAACAAGCGGAATAACAATCGTGTCAGTACTTGTAGTATGATATCTGTCACCGGATAATCCAGTTAGACCTTGAGCACCTTGATAACCTTGTGCACCAGTTATACCATACGCTATTATACTAGCACTAAATGTACCATCAAAACCCTGTGGTCCTTGTGTGCCTTCAACACCTTGTAATCCACTGCCTTGAAATCCTTGATTTCCTATTACACCCTGAACACCTTGCAATCCCTGAACACCTGTACCTTGAAATCCCTGCGCACCAGTGACGCCATATGATACCAATGTTGTAGTGAATGAACCGGTTGGTCCTTGATCACCTTGAAAGCCTTGAACGCCACTACCTTGAAAGCCTTGGTTTCCTATAACACCCTGAACACCTTGAGAGCCTTCAAGTCCTTGGCTACCTATTGGTCCTTGAGCACCAGTAACACCATATGATACTATATTAGCACTAAATGTTCCATCAAATCCTTGTGGTCCATCAAATCCTTGGAATCCCTGTTCACCAACTGCACCTTGTGGTCCATCAAATCCTTGTAATCCATCAAAACCCTGGAAACCTTCAACTCCCTGGAATCCACGGATACCTTGAGCTGCCCAAGATATAGAATATACATCTCCACAGAATCCATCACCAGCACCCACTAAATATGTAACACCAATCGTGAAATATGATGTTCCATCTGTAACACCGGTTACTTCATACATACTCATAGAATATGTGCTACCTACATTGTGAACCTGTAGTTTTATGTTATTACCATTATCAAAAAATGTTTTAAGATTTAATAACCAAGCGTAATAGTTTGTTCCAAACATATCAGTTATTGAAATAGTGAATTGTGTTGCACTACCAAATGCTGCATTCACGCTAAAGAATGTTGAACTTGGATCACCATCACCTGATGTTATACAATCTTTTATCCACCTACCAGCATTTGCGCCATCATTACCATATAACCCTTGGAAACCTTGATCGCCTTGGAGGCCAATGTTACCTTGGAAGCCAACATCACCTTGAACGCCTTGGTTACCTTGACTTCCCTGAACACCCTGAACACCTTGTAATCCTATATCACCTTGTGCACCCTGGTTACCCTGTGCGCCTTGTAAACCTGTGCCCTGAAATCCCTGTAGTCCCTGAACACCTTGAGCACCCTGAACACCTTGATATCCTTGAGCACCAGTTAAACCTTGAACGGTAACATCAACAAATCCTTGGTTACCTTGATTACCTTGAACACCTTGATTACCCTGGTTACCCTGAAATCCCTGGTTACCATTTGATCCTTGAGCACCTTGAACACCCTGTAATCCTTGATTACCATTTGATCCTTGAGCACCTTGAACACCCTGTAATCCTTGATTACCATCTGAACCAACATTTCCCTGTGCACCCTGTAATCCTTGATTACCATCTGAACCAACATTTCCTTGTGCACCCTGTAATCCTTGATTACCATTTGATCCTTGAGCACCTTGAACACCCTGTAATCCTTGATTACCATCTGAACCAACATTTCCTTGAGCACCCTGTGCACCTTGAGCACCAACCCCTTGGAATCCCTGACTACCATCCACTCCTTGATTGCCTTGATTACCTTGGCTACCCTGAACACCCTGTGCACCCAAACCCTGAAACCCTTGATTACCAATATTACCCTGTGACCCATCTGAACCTTGTAAGCCCTGTAAGCCTTGAGTCCCTTGTGTCCCTTGGTTACCAATATTACCTTGTGCACCAACATTACCCTGTGACCCATCTGAACCTTGTAAGCCCTGTAAGCCTTGAGCCCCTTGTGTCCCCTGATTACCAATATTACCCTGTGACCCATCTGAACCTTGTAAGCCCTGTAAGCCTTGTGCACCAACATCGCCCTGACCTTGAACCCCTTGACTACCTTGGTTACCCTGAACCCCAATAACACCTTGTGATCCAACACCACCATCAGCACCCTGAAATCCCTGTGGTCCAGTAAGACCAGAAATTACAATATCTAATGTACCTTGAATACCCTGATTACCTTGATTACCCTGAACCCCACCATTACCTTGAGCACCTTGAACACCTGATCCTTGAAAGCCTTGATTGCCTTGGTTACCCTGATCACCCTGAAATCCTATTGCACCTTGTGCACCAGTAACTCCATATGATACTAGTGTTGTAGTGAATGAACCGGTTGGTCCTTGATCACCCTGAATACCTTGTTGGCCTTGATAACCCTGAAATCCTTGTTGACCCTGAATACCTTGTTGGCCTTGATTGCCTTGAAATCCTTGTTCCCCTTGTGGACCACCAAATGCTCCATTACTTCCCTGATTTCCTTCTGGTCCTTGACTACCAGTTATACCATGTCCTTGTATACCAACTGGTCCTTGAACACCTCTTGGTCCCTGGAATCCAGAACCTGTTGTGCTACTTCCACCACCTGTTGTGGTTGTATCTGTATCACAATCGGTTATATCCATATAAACACCTCTGAATGAAAATTCTGTATCTGTTGGAAGGTCGGCAGTTACTCTTAAACTTTGTGCGATTAAATAATCAACTAATGATTTCTTATAGGAAGCAACTGCATTATCATAGAATGTTTTGTACCATTCAATCTCTTCATTTGTGGCAGCAGTAGCATTAGCATCATTTAGTTTAAATGTGCCTTTATTAGTAAGTTTATAATGATTTACATAAATAAAATCACTAATAACTTGATATGTTAAGTACTTTTTACAATAAGGAAGTAATTCCTCAAAGGTAGATCCTATTGGGGTTGCTGAAATTCTATACTCATAGATAGCGCTTATTATTTCGCTATATAAAGTATCACCTAAAATCTCAGATAGTTTTGTTTCCTGTGTTATTAAAACAAGATCCCTAAGTGTTTTGTCATCCACAGAAATCTCAATTCTACTATTATTTTTAATCTCACTTGGTGTTATTATAAATACGTTATTAGGGTTCATTTATATTCTTAATTTTTTTTATATACAAAATATGTCCAATCTAATCTCTCATTTGTTGGACTACAATCTTCAATGTCCATATACACACCACGAAATGAATAATCAGTATCCTTTACATCCGTGTTAGTAATTATAACATTATCTTTAATATACTTTACTAACTTTCTTTTATATGTAGAAACTATATTATCATAATAACTTCTATACCATTCCATTTCAACATCACTTGCGCTAGTTGCATTACTATCTACTAATTTAAAAGTTCCCTTGTTTGTAAGTTTATAGTGGTTTATATAAATAAAATCACTAACTACTTGGTATATAAGGTATTTCTTTACATATGGAAGTAAATTACTCATATCAGTTGATAAAGAAGTAGAATTAACACTATATTCGTATATAGAACCTGTTAGCCCGTTGTAAATAGTATCACCAAGAATAGGTTTTAATTTAAAATCTTGGGCTAATTTAATTATCTCACGAATAGATTTATCATCAGATAGTATTTCTATTCTTGAATTTTCCTTAACTTCAGCTGGTGTTATTATAAATAAATTATCCATTTATCAATTATCTTTTTGTTACTATAACCGGAACGAATTGGTGTCTACATTGAATATCAATCCTTTTTGAAGGGGCTGGCCAGCGATAGAATAAACCACCAAATCTATACACATCATATCCGAAAATAGTGCTCATCTGTTGTATATCCGTTCTTGTATAATACTTATTGGACGCAAGCATTGCATCACAGAAACTTCTATGTTCACCCTGTAATGGTGGAAGTCCTGGTCTTTCCACATAGTCATACATAACTTGTAGTTGTGCAAACTTACCTTCATCACTATCTAATATAAGTTGGTATGTTTCTTTTGAACATCCAAGATGTTTTACTTTATCAAAATCTTCATATGTTAGTTTAACAACACCAAAGTCTTCTTCCATAGTTTGTTGAACTGGTGCTGTTGGTGTTTGTGCTGGTGCCTGTATATTTAATAATTTATCACCATCTGGAAGTGGAGGTAGATTTTCTAATGATCTTAACTCATTAATTGTATATACCTTCTCTTTTGTAGTATCACTTAGTCTACCTTTAAATAAAGGTCTATCAATAAATTCTACTTCTTGACCAAACAACTTGCTCAGTGAACTCTCTAGTTGCGCTCTTTTACTTTGAACATAGTTAGATTTAAAAATTTCATAACTTAATTCTAACTCTTGGGTGTTTCCTAATTTACCTGCTGTTGATTTACCAAGTAATGCAGAATTAATAGAGTGTCCTTCATATATGTCTTCTTTATTAGAAGCACTTACTACTTGATATGCTGCATCCCAGGTGTTAGCATCTATATTATCAACCTTAATCTTTTCTTGACCAGGGTTAGCAAACACTAACATATACTTTTCACCAGCACCACTGAAATACTTGTCTAATTTTCTTTTTATATCATCCTGTATATTCTTAGGAACATTTTCACCAAGAAAATAAGTTATTAACTTAGATGGTGAGAAATTAGATGTTATATTATTTCTATTAAATAGACGAATACTCATATCCGTAACAATGCTTTCAATACAAGCTGTGTAATCGGGTTCTACATATACCCTATTTACGGATGGGATGTATCCATCATTCCAGAACACTTTTGAAGTTGGGTCTGGATTTTGAACTTGCCATCTTTCGTATGTCCATTCTAATTTTTTATAGATCCAGTTATCAGAATACCAGAATTTTGTTTTTTCTTTATTCATTCTTAAGCAGTGAACTGGAATATGGTTGTATGCCAATGCTTTTTCTTTATATGTAAGTTCATTATATTGAACTTCAACAGAATATGCATTATGAATTAAATAGTCCTTAACTATTTTATCAACAAACTCATCCATTGATTCTGTCTGATTAGGAACTATATTTAGTTCACCACCACCTTTTAATCTTAAACCATCGCCAATTATGTAGGCTGCTTTTGTATCAATGATTGCGTGGTGTATTGGACAATTTGCATATAAGTTTAACAAGAAATTAGGATATAGATTATCCTGTCCAAATCGAACCATAACATCACTGGCTAGTGGCCTTGACTCGTATGGTGTTGGAATTATTTGTTTAGCAAGTTGTATAAAATCAAGATTCTCGTTATTCATTATTCATTTATTATTTTATTACCCATAAGTAATGTAATCATCATCACTTTCTAATGGGGCTATTTCAAAATATGATTGTGATGTTCCAGTGTTTATAACCTTTGCCATACCAATTTCAAGTTGGTTTGACCCATCTGGCCACTCATATACTATATATTTATATAACCCTTCTTCAGTGACTTTACTACTCAACTCATCACTTAGATTAAAAGTCATTCTATCATATCTGCTATTAGAATATGTTGTTGTTATTAGATCATATTCATATGTTACATTAGTATAGAAATTAAAGAATTCGATTGTATAGGTTGCTGTTGGTCCATAGACCGCATTCTCACTAAGTGTTAGATATAGGGTTTGTGCGTTATTAGATTTGTCTATTACTATCATAAGTTATTAGTGGTATTTTAGTTTAAGTATAAAAAAAGCCCACATCATTACTAATGTGGGCTATCTATATATGCCATCACCCATGTTTAGCGATTACCAACGCTAAACGAATTAAGACGTGATTGAAGAAATCAACGTTGGGTCCACTTGACGTGGTGTTGAACTATCAATCTCATTGAATGTTAAGGTATATGATACCTCATCTCCGGATGATTTACCTGATGTTGCTTGGAAAGCTGTTAGTTGGAATAAACCACCTAGACCAAGTGCAAAATACTTACCACTTCTCAATTTAAGAATTGCAGAAACTGGTTGTGTCATAATGCTATCTAAGAATACTTTATTTTCAACGCTAACGTCTCCTAATTTGAACACTAATGTGTTAGTTGAAAAGGCAACACCTTTTGTTGGATCCACCGTACCTTCTGAATCAAATCCTGCACTATCTCTTAGGTACCCAATTTCAACATAAGACGCACTTGAAGTAACACCAATTGATGTAACTAAGTTTGAAGCGGTTGAGCTGATGTAAACATCAGTTCCACTAACCGCATAAAGGTCTTTGTGGGCAACTAACCATAGCTTTTCAGAACCTGGAACAAGTGAAGTTCCACATAAACGTGTAATACCTACTACTGAAGAACAAGCCATTTTATTTAATTAATTTTTTATAAGGACACCCTTTTTATCGGGTGTCCTTTTATTTAGTTATCTTATTATGCGTATGCAATATAACCAACTTCTGTAACGTCAACCACTTTAACACCGATTGAGAAATATACGTCTGAAGTCCAACCGTGGAATACGCTATCTTTAACATATTCAAGGTTTACTACATCCATATCGTTTTGAGAAGCCATACCTAATCTAAGGTTAGATAATCTTAAACCATAGATTTTATTTGTACCATTAAGACCTGGAACAACCCAGAACTTAGCTGATGTACCAAAGATGTTAGCATCTGTTGGAACTCCAATTGTTTGTGCAGTTGAAGCTAATGCAGCTTTGTAAGTGTCATATAAGTCCTGACCTACAGCCATTCTGAAGTCAGCCTGAGAACGAAGTGCTACAGGAAGGCTTAAGAAAGCATTTTGTAATTTTGCTATAATACCAGAACCACCACTGAAAGTCATACTGATTGGAGAACCAGCAGCCACTTGTTGGATGATACCATCGAATTTATTATAGTTTGCGAAATCAGTACCATAAGAGATACCGTTGTGTGAACTTGAAGATGTTGCACCAGAAAATCCAATCCAAAGTGCTACTTCATTAACTTCAGCAATTTTTGCAACACGTAAGTTAACAATTTCATTTGCGAACTCTGGAGTTGCTCCTTCTTCTGAAGGTTGAATAGAACCTCTTGTTAAAAGTTGGAAATAAGTATTCTCCAAATCTTGGAAACATAAGTTCTTTTCGTCTTTGATTCTTATAATATCCATATAAGTATCTGTTAAGGTGATGTCACCTACTGGATTTCTTGCGCAAGAGTCATCTCCAGATTGGAAATTAGCGTCAAGGTCCATTTTTCTGATTGCAGTTCTACCTTTACCAAATACGACTGAACCAGCTGCGATTAAATCTTTAGCAGTTGTAGCTCCACCTACAGACAACTTAAATAAGTTCTGATCAATCTGTGGAACATATGCGGTTAAAGTTGAAATATCAAATGCCATTTTATTAATTTGTTTTTTTATGTCCTTTATTGGACTTTAGTTATTAGTGGTATAGAAATTTTACTTTCTTAATGTAGACAAGAATTGTTCAAACTTCATCTTGTTTTCATCTTTCACTATATTGCTCTTTTGAACCTTACTTGGTTCTGCTGGAAGTTGAGCAAACTTTTCAAATACAGATTTGAACTCAGCTTTTATCTCACCCATTGCTTCTTGCATACCTTCTTGTGTTGGTGCTCCTGCTAGAAGTGCTTTGATTTCCTCAAGTTGAGACTTTAACTCATCAATCTGTGATTGATAGTCCGGTCCGTCTTGTGGCATATCGCCTTCTGGTGCTCCATCATCGGTAGTTTCATCCTCAGGGTTGGCATCGGTTGGGTTAACATCAGCAGCCTCTACTGGCGCTTCTTGACCATCTATTGATTCAATTACTCCGCCCTTAACTACAAATTTGAAACCATCTTCAAACTCATATGCACCATCTGGTGCTGCGGCTAATTCTCCATTTGGGTCTGCAACCTCAACTTTCTGTCCAACTTCCCTTGATGTGATCTTGAAGTCAGATGAGTTACATTTAGTATATTCTGCTGCAGTTTCTTCTGTTTGAGCTGGAGTTTCTTCCAATTCTTCAGCAAGTTCAGCGAATACTTTTCTAAATAGATTCTTTAACATATCCTTTATTATTATTTTTTCTTGTATCTCTACGTTATTAGTGGTAGATAAATAGTGCTTTTCAAATTCTTCTACAAGGTATTCAAATACACCTTCGATTGAAAAACCATTTCTCTTACCGGACTTTATATCGTTCCATACATTTACATCCTCAACTTTCATCTGAGCATATAAAGTTCCTAAAGGCAGATCACTAAAAGGCTCTGGATTTGGAACTAAATCACTACTTTGAAAGAAAGCAAACACATAGGAAGATGCCATTTTGCTTGTATGATCTAAATTAACATTATTCTGATACCCAGATTTCATAAAATTCATCTGTATCTCTTTAATGTCCTCAACGGTGAAGTAAACTTCATACTCACCCATTTTTTCACTATTTCTATAAATAGGCACATCTGGAATAAGCACTGGACCAAATAGTTCCATCTTATCATCATTCATAAACTTTTGACCTATTCCACCAAGTTCTTTTACTACATCAGCATTGTTGTCATAGTGTTTAGAAACCCCTAACTCTTTAACTTTTGCTTCTTTTGCAGTATTGCTACCTGTTGCGAATACGTGGTCAGTAGATATACCTAACTCTTTTGCTGTATTTAACATACCAGCCTTATCATTTCTTGCTGATACAATATATAATGTTTCACCCTGCGAAATTAGTTTCTTAGCTAATTCCTTTCCTCTACTTGTTGATAGTGTGCCATCATAATCAAATGAAATTGTAAATGACTCATCATTTTTAAATTTTAAAAAACCAACTTCTATTGCTGGATTCTCAACTTGTGAAATGAAGTCAACTACTGCACCTGACTTTGGGTTTATTTTTAACCTATATCTTTTCAATTTTTTACTCATAGTATTTTAGTGGTTTTATTTTTAGAAACGACTTAATTTATTAAGGAAGTCCTGCTTTTCTTGAGCAGTTCTTAAATCATCTTGAACAAGATATGCTCTTGTTACTGATGTTCCCTGATTCACTACCCTTACATTTTGTGCCTCCTGTGGTAGGTTGAATATATTCGTATTTAATGTTGGTGGAATTGGTGGTTTGGCTGCTGATCCGGATCCACCTGATCCACCTTTTGTTTTTGCTTGACTTAGGGCTTGCTTAGCTCTTGCGGCTGCTGCTAATACAGCAGCTATTTGTGTAGCATAGAATATAGGAAACGCAAATGCCGCTGCTGGTCCAGTTCCCTTAGCTGACTTTTGTGCAATGTCTAAACCCTGAATAAATCCAGTAGCTGTGTTAATTGCTATCTCGGCAATTGCGGCTGCCTTTGAAGCAGCAGTTCCTTGTTCAAATAGTCCACTTAAAGCCCCAAATGCAGATCCAATCTGATTATAGATTGCTAGCTTTGATTGAAGTCGAGCATCATCTATTGCCTGCTCCTCTTCTGCTTGTGACTTATCAATAGCAATCATTCTTTGCCTATGCTCTTCTCTTCTCTTTTCAATTTCAGCATCCTGACCTTCTAATCTAATTAAATCTTCTGCGAACTTTGCTTCTTCAGCAGTTCTTTGTGCTTGATATAGTTCCTGTGTTAATTTCAATCTTGATTCAATATCAAGACCAGGTGTAAGTTGTCTTGTCTCAACTTTTAACACAGCAGTTTCAGCTACCGTAGTTTTTGTTGTTGCTGCGTCTAATCTTGCTTGCTTCTCACCTTCTAAGATGTTTTTTATCTCATCAGCCTTTTTCTTTTCTATATTAATAAGTTCAAGGTTATAGTCCGCAGTTATCTTAACTATCTCCGCTTGGTTATTACCAGCAGCAATTAACTTCTCTTGGAAGGCTGCATCCTCTGCTTCTTTTTCTTGAATAGCAAACTCATCAGCCAATCTTCTTCTTTCGGTATAGTTGTTCTCATCAATCTTTAAAAGTTGTGCCTGTAAATTAACTACATCAGCCGACTCTCTTAATGCCTTTTCCTTGGCATCATATGTCTGTGTTATTCTTATTTTATTAAGCCTAAAGTTCTCTTCCAGGTTAGTAATATCTATACCTCTTTTAAGATATAAAGCCCTTTCCTGTTCAAATTTAGCTTTTAGATTATCAATTTCTATTTCGTAATCACTTAGGTATGCCTGTCTGATTGCTTTAATAGTTGTTGTTTCAATGTCTCTTATCTTATTAATATCCTGCTCTCTTTCTTGGTTGGACTTTTCTCTTGATTTCTTCTTTTCTTCTTCAGCAGCTAGTTGTGCGTCTACATCCAATTTACTAATTTCTATTGTATTAGATATAATTTTACCCTGTACAGCATTGTATGCCGCACCGGCCTCGGTAGCTTTATTAATCAGTTCTCCTTGCTTAATAAATAAATCTTCTGCTTGCTTTTCAAAGTCCCTAATCGTTGGCCCAGTTTCTACGGGGGCTGAATATATTGGTGCCCCAATTACAATTGGGGTTGGTGGTTTTTTTCTTAACTCATCCGCCTGTTTAAGCAACTTCTCATATGCCTTTACATTATCATCAATTGCTTTGTTAGCAGCTTCAACATTTTTTAATAGGTTATTCTTTTCAATCTGAGTATCAAGTGCCTTATTTTGATCTTCTAATGACTTCTTCCTTATCTTCAAAATCTCAGCCTTTAACTCTTTCTCATTCTTTATTGTGGATCTAGCATTTATTATAGACCTCTCCTCGTCTATCTTTGCCTGGTCTATAGTTTGTTGTGTATTTGCATCAAGTAATTTTCTTTTAGCCTCATAAAGTTTATCAAACGCATCTGCTGCATCATTTGTCTCATCACCCAAATTAGACATATAACTGATTAACAATCCAACACCAACAAGAAGTGCACCTATACCAGTTGATATAATAGCCACCTTTAATACGTTAAATGCCGCACCAGTACCAATCACTGATGCACCAAATAATCTTTGTATTGCGGTTGCGGCAACCGTTGCTGCATTGTTTGCCCTCTGGGCTATTGTTGAAGTTGATATGGCTGCAGTTAGTGCAGTCCATCCATTTTTTATTCTATCAATTGAACTCAAAGCATCTGTTAATGCCATAAGTGCTTGTAGTTTAGCAATAGCTAATTGCGCAGTTTCTGAATTAACACCTATTAAAGTAAATGCTGCAGCAACACCTTGAACCGCAGTTATCGCACCAGATGCTACCTGAACTAATCCCTGCATCTTATTATCAGGATTAAATGCTTTAACAGCTTCATTGGTATCATTAAATCTATCTCTTAATTCAGCAACCTTTTGTGCACCAGCAGCAAACTGATCAGAATTTAATCCGAACTGCTGCTCTAATTTCTGCATTTCAATAGTGGCTTCCCTAATCTGTGTCTTTAATGATGAGAATACCAGTGGTTGCTTCTTATTAGATATGTTATCAATCTCAGTTCCAATCCCCTTTAGTTGTGATTGAACATCACCCGTCTCAACGTTGACTTTAATTAGTATATCGTTTTGTATATCTGCCATTTTATATTACTTGTTTTATAGTTTATTAGTGGTAAATTAACAACTTGTACCACAGGTTATACTTGACCAGTTAGCTAAATCAGCATAAGGGAAACCTGTTCTTATACTACCGCAGTCATGGCAATCTGTTATATTAAACGATCCAACTGAGGATGCATATTGATATATCGTATTACCAAGTGAATCATTATACTTAAACCAACCTGTATCAGTTATATTCACAATTGTATTCTGAACATATGGTGATGTAGTTGTGGTTGTAGTAGTGGTTGATGTTGTTGTGGTAGTTTGAGATTCTGCAAATGAGTCAAAGTTTATTGATTGTAACTTAACCGTTGCTGGTGTTGAATCATCCTTCCAAGATACACTTAACACTTTATAATATGAGTTTCCTATATCTGTTTGTATATATACCGGTGTTCTAAAATCAAATCTTGATATATCCAAATCAGTTAAATGCATTTTACATTCAATCGTATATAGATTTTCACTTGTTAATTCCGTAACCTGTCCTATATGATATCTTGAATATAGATTTGGTAATGTTGTGTAATAACTACTAACTGGGAAATATACCTTTCTTGGTAAACCAAATTGCAGTGCATCAATTGCTAAACTAGAAGTTCCTGGTCTATAATACTCACTCATCTCACCATATTGTGTAATGTTCGATGTTGAATATGTACCATAAGTCATATAATACGGGGACACTGCCTTTGCACCATTATAATATATCATTCTTATATTGGACGCAACTGGCCTTAATGTAGTATCATCACCACCTCTAATAGTGGGCGCATATTTACCATTGAAATATGTATCCGGTGTTGGTGAGAATATAAGTTCTACTTTCTTTTCATCAGTTACACCATATAAGTCATTGAATTTCAATTGTCCATATATTGCGTTGAATTGATCTTTATAGTTAGTATTAATATAGTCCTTATCTTCTTTATAAGTATATAAATAACTTTTAGGTATAGTTAAATTGAATACCTTTTTCATATCTGAATCATATACTACTTTCTTGGTCCAGTCAATAGCAGTTGTTTTGATATAATCTGGTTGTGTAAGTGCATAGAATTCATCATATTGTTGGAATATAATATGTTTAGGTCTTTCTTTTTCTGTATAAGCAAATAGATTAAACATCAACATAGTTGATTTTAAGAAGTCATATTGCTTTACATTCTCTGGTAATTGTGGTGTCACCACCTGATCGTATGGTATATTAATAGTTATATCACCACTTGTAGTAAATGGTATGGTTAAACTTGCTGATGCAGTCAATAATGAAAAGTATGCTTCCCCATTTATAAGTGCTCTAACAGCAATTTGTTTGGTATTATCCCACTCTCTTTTAGGTATATAAGCATTTACGGTTCCACTTGTTAAACCAGTTGTGATTGGATACCAGGTTCCAATTCCACCAACAGATACCCAAGATCCCCAGGCACCATATTCAGCTGTGGTTGCAGTTCTTTCTACAACCTCAAATGTTAGATTACTATCACCAGGGCTGGCATCAAAAACAAAGTATACACTTAAATAAGCATCAACATTAATCGTTGATACTACATCGTGAACTGCCTTTTGTGATCCACTTAATCTTAAAATTGGTATAGATGTATTTGAACCAGTTAAAGTAATAATTGGTGTGTTAATTGTTGTATATGAAAATGGTATAACATTAAATATAGGATCACCCGCCACTGATACATTATTGCCTACCCAATTTGTCCCGTTTGAATAAGTACCTGTATATACTACTTCTTTAAAGTTTGATGATTTCGCAGCTAATGTTTCCTGATTATTCGGAACCACCAATCTGTTAAATCTATCTGTTATGCCAGCACTTGCTCTTAGTTCCCATGAATAACCAGTTAGCCCTGATTGACTAAATATTCTATCAAAGATTTCATTTGTGTAGACTGCTGGTCTGTAGTTATATATGTTATCTTTTACTGATGTTGGTGATGGTGTTAATCCATAATAGGCATATCCATATACATATCCACTACCATATTCAAATGGTTCATATGAATATGTTGATCCATTCCATCTTTGTGTATTTGTGTCCCACGAATTTACTATATTATCCTGTGTATAGATATGGTTTAAGTCTGTTAAGTCTAAATCTGTTAATAACTTTTCTTGTGTATATTTCATGACATCAATAACTGCGTCGGTTATAACAACGTGATAATATATTACACCCTTTATTCTAACGGTTTCTAATAGTCGTAATGTTCCACGAAATAATAGGTTACTATATTTATAGATTAGACAATCAACCTGTCGAAGTGAGTTATAGTTAAAGAATAGTTTATTATTTAAGGTTACATCACTGCTTCTACCAAGTCGGTATATATAACCGAAGGCATTATTATTACGACTGGTTCCTTTCAGTGTAATTTCTTTTGTTCTATTTCCAGTTCTTAATGACAAATCATTTAGGGTTGAGATTTGTAACTCAACACCAAAGTCAATTTCCTCAGTGTCCAATTCTATTGAAGTGCCATCATAATCTATTAGGTATAGTTTATACATTTATTAAAGGGATATATTTTCTATTTGTTGTATATAAAAATTAGCAGCAACTTCTGTTAAGTTCTCAATGAAGTTAGTATTACTAATTCCCAACATTGTTGCATCCATATCAGTTGTCCACGCATTTGCATTTAACCTTTTAATTAAAGTCACACAATAACTAGTGGGTGAACATTTTGTTACAATTGCACCATAGTCATTAGCAAAGAATGTTGAACCAACATCACCAGCATCACTGGATATTTTATAATTTATTTGAGATACATTCATTTTATTTATTTATTTTTTTAACAAGTAGTTGCGGCACTATCACCAGCAAGATATACTGATACGTTTGCAACTATCACTGCACTATATGGTGAAGATATACCACAATAACTTGTTGAACCACTACATGCACTTGATCCTGAATTAGCCGCATACAATATATCATTTGAACTATTATCAGTCATAGATATGTAAACGGTTGTTCCACTTGTTATACCAGTTATTGTTCCACCACCATTTGTTCCTGTACACGTTACTGCGGTTGGTGATGATAGTTGTACCCAGCTACCAGCTCCAATCTTATACCATACTTGACAGATATATCCACCTGGTGATTGAGCACTTGTGTATACTACAATATCATAGGTCGGAGCAGCTGTTGTAGTGGTTGTAGTGGTTGATGTAGTTGTAGTGGTTGTTGCTGGTGATGATGTGCAACTTATAGGTGCACTTGCAGTTCCATTACCACTAATTAATGTTAGACCAAAGTTATTATTTATACAATACTCCAATGATATACCACTATCTAATCCAACATATGATGGTGTGGCAGATCCACATAATGCGAATAACCATTCTGACCCTAATCCACCACCACCACTTATTGTATATGATGAACAGGATGTAGCACCAGTTGTTGTAGTGGTTGTTGTTGTCGATGTGGTTGTTGTAGTGGTTGTTGTTGGTGTGACATTAATTTCATCAAACCATTTAACAACTATACTATCACCATTCTTAGGTTGTATTGCTGGCCAATTTATTCCAACACCATTTAGTAGGGTATATTCGTTATGGCCAGCCCCACCACCAGGTAAAGCTGTGTTTGTAGATCTACTACTTGATGCCACTATAAGTTGGTCGTTAAGATATACAGACATTGTAAATCCGACAGATGATATAGCTGATGATGTGCAAGCACTTAATGCCCTTGTATAACTATCACTTGTAATGTCCATTATATTATTCGGGTATATCGTCTTGGTCATTGTCTGTGTCCCACTATTAACAACATAGTTATTATATGATGAAGTTGCACAATTGGCATAAGTTATACTAACACTCCAGGTTCCAAGTGATCCTGTACCAAACATATCATTATCAAATGCACAGAATGTCCAGTTACCATTTAGCCTTGGTGGTGTTGTATTTACAAATAAGTCAGAGAATGTTGCAGTTGTTGGTATCCATCCAGTTGGGGCTATCACGCCTGGGATGCCACCACTTAAATAACCATCTGCTTTAAATGTTCCATTATATGGTGATGTACCTAAAGTTAATGATTGTGTACCATTTGAACTTATTGTTGTATTTATAAAATTACTACCACCACCACCACGTACACTGACTAATGTTATTATTTGATTATTTGGTGCCTTTAAGAACAGGTTTAAGTCATCTGTGTAATTATGTTCTATGTTAAAGTTAACACTAACTCCAAACACGGTGCAATCATCCAACATACCAGACACTAATATAGAACTGGTTAGTCCTGTAGTGCCACCATCAGGTATAGGTTGTCCATTTCCATTACCAGTAAATGTTGATGTTAATAAGCAACAACTTGAAGTAAGTGATCCTTCAATCTCATTAGTATATTGAATAGATGGGTTTAATAGAAGTCCTAATCTTTCTCCTATACTCATCTGTAATCCAACTGCTTCATAGTCAAATCTAATTGTTGCTATGTTCTGTAAATATGTGCTTGGTATAACATCACCTACTACTTTAAATGTAAATTGTGCCTGAACTGGTTGGGTTGTTTCATATCTACCTCTGTTTATTTGATAGGATGTTTCTGCTATTGATACTGGATAAAGTGAAGCAATTGCTATACCAGATGTTTCATCCCAACTTTCATTAACATCTGTTAACTGCATAAACACCTGTTTTGATTCCAATAACTCACCTAACCAATAGGATTCCGCATCCGTTAGTTTATCAGTCCACATCCTAACAGATGAATTTGCCTTTATATCTATTATCTCTTCTTTCGGGTTTAATACGCCACCTTCTCTATCAACATATTCAGTTAAGCTATCGTTCCAATCCCACTCATCTTTTTGTATTGTGGTTCTTTCTACATCTCTTGTCTCAAGTGGTGCTCTGAATTGGTAGCAATCTATACCACCCAATCTATTAACCCATATTATATTAATAAGTTCTACATTACAAGGTAGTTCATTATAATTATAGGTTACCGTATTTGATGCTGTTGCTGATGACTTAAATGTTACATCATACTTTACTATACTTCCATATGTTGGGTGATGAAATGTACCATCACTACTAAATGTACCTGTTGGTAGTCCATCAGTAAGTATTTTAGATGGGTTTATAACTATTCTATTAACCCCTTCATTTATACTTTCAGTAACATTATAGGTAGATACTAATCCAGTACCATTATAAAATCTATATGTAGGTGTGAATGTTGAACTGCTTGTTGCTGATAGGTAATAAAGGTGATCAAATGATTTCTTATTTACGTTTCTAATACTTGGTCTATTTGTTAATAGGTGAACATTATTGACTGGACTCCAACTACCAAGTGCATATTGTTGATAGTTAAAGTTTCCAAAATTATATCTGTCCAACTCACCATACCAAACCGTATTAACTGGTGTTGTATAGGTTGCCCCCATTTGACTAACTAAACCACTTTGAAGTCCATACACACCAACATTCATATAGTATTTACTTGATGAATTTGTTAGCAAACTTGATCCAGTATTGTATAGATCCATCTGCCAATTAACGGTGCTTTTCATTACATCACTTAGATTATAAACAGATGATGTTGGTGCAATAGGTGTTATATACGCCTTATCATCTATGATAAGTTCGTTGCTTGGATAATCATATACCTTAATGTTAAAGTATAATGCATCTGAATAGGTTGTTCCAAACTGGTATATAATTGGATTGTCTGATGGTGTGTATAGTTGTGGTTGTTTTATTAGTATAACGCTCATAGTTATTTTAGTGGTTTTTTATCTTTTCCAGTATGATAGTGGGCAATTATTATGTTCTGAATAACATTTACCAATTGGTTTATCCCCAAAAGCAATCGGACATTTGCAATCCCCGCATATATAAAGGCTTCCTAATCCTTTTACTTTATTAGGACATTGATTACAAATAGATAGTCGTTCTTCTGCTATCTCTTTTTCTTCGTCTGTGTGTGATGCTGTCTTTAACCAAGCTGTAAAGATTTCATCTATATTTATTGTCATAGGTTTATATCTTTTTTAACGGGTGGTGTCTTCATAAGATCCATTACAATCTTTGAAATCTCAACCTGTAATTCTTTTGCTAATTCAGGTATCTCATTCTCATATAAATGTTTCGGTGTTATCCCTTCCCTTTGTATCGACTTGGAAATTGCAAACGCTGCTTGTTTAGGATTCTCCATTCCTTTCCTTTTAGCCCACGCTTCTATTACTGAAATTGGTGGCATCTTATCTCCATATGAATAGGGTGACCCGTGACTTGTTTCAGTTCCATTCACACCTTTACTTTGATAATCTAAATGTGCTGGGGCTTTAACTACAACACCACCATCACCACTCACCTCAGCTGTTATGTTTGTAATCTCACCTGTATCAATAATGTTGGCACTATTAATGTTATTAATAACCTTTTTTATAAAATCACCTATTACTGATTCAACTGCTGCTAATCCTGACCCGCTTGTAAAATCAACCTTTGATTGGCCAATAGACCCAAGTTTTGCTAGGTTAGCTTTTGTAGTTGCTGCTTTCGATGCTGATTTTAAACTCTTTGCCATTATTGTCTATTTATTTCTGTTTTTGCTTTTATTAATATAACTATACCTAACACTTCCATTGCTGGCCTATCCATTATATCAAAGAATGTTGTATTAGTAAACTTACATACTTCTTCTGCTACTAGGTGCCATCCATATTCTACTTGCCACTGCTCTTTATACTTTTTGTTTTCTTCTTGGATTGAACCAACTTCTGAAGGTTGCTTCTTAGGCTTGTCATTACTACTTGGGTCTTTAAGATATTTATCGTAGGCTGCATATATTTCTTCAAAGATCCTCTTAGCAAAAAAAAACCCGTCTCAACTTCATCCATTGGAAGTGCCATCACTTCTTCATCAGTCAATTTATCCTTACACATATGCTTGATAACCAATGGGAAGTTAGAAAAGTCATTCTTTGAAATTTGTTCACTTACCTTTATGTATAGAATATACGTATCATATGATGGTTCATCCATCTTGGTCATCCATTTATATTTCGTCTTTTTAAGAACCTGTGGTTTTGTATCCATAAACATTAGCTTCTGATTAATCTTCTTAATCGTTTCTAATGGGAAATGACTTATTATATCTTTATCTAGTCCAATAAAGGCAGATGCTATATCAATTGATGCATCTAATTGATCTAATATATCAACACCGGGCATCTTAACCTGAAGTAATCTATTGATATAAGTATCTAATGTTACTTCATTCCAAGATCCAGGAACCATTTTTAGTATCTCACTTTGTGTATATTCTTTTATTTCACTCATTGTTATTTAGTGGTTTTTTTTTAAAACACGTATAAGCTATCTTCTCTTGTAGTAACTCTCTTTCTATAAAAGTTAGCCATTGCTATACTTGCTATGCAGTCATCGTGATATCCACTTGCTGCATTATAGGAAAGGTTGCCTCCACTTGTATATTTAAACTCGAACGTATTCATTTCTTGTGCCGTTATTTCATTAAACTTAATCTGATTTGTCTCAACATCTTTTATCAAGTCGTGTATGATTATTGGTTTACTCTTACCAGTAAATTCAAATCCTACCACGTTGTATATATAAACCTGTAATCTTTCTAGGAGGACTGACCCTACACCAGTGCTATCACACACTATTAATGTGTAGGGATCAATCTCTCTTAACTTCTTTACTCTTTCAATTGTTTGTTCCCACGGAAGTTTAAACCTATCAAAGTAACAGGTATTCCCATTTACATCCAAGCCAGTTATTACGGTGTGATCATTCACGCGGCCAAAGTCGATACCATAAACCACTGCTTGTGTATTCATAACAGGTTGTGTGTTTCTTATAATTGCATCTGTTCCGAATGGGTTAGCTGTATTGTCTCCTGGCTCACCTAGTATCTCTTGTCTGTATGCTGATTCTGGTAGTGTTCTGGCTAGTTCTTCTAATTCTTCTTTGGGTATATATGGGTTAAAATGTGTACTGAATTGCCAGCTCTTATAGTTATCTTCTTCATTCATTCCTTTCTGGAATAATGAGTAGAAGTAGTTTCTTCCTCTTGGGGTCGATATGAATATAGCATCACCTTGTGTCTTCGTTAGTAATGGTCTTAGTGATAAATCCCATTCTGTTTTCAAATCATCAATGTATGCTGCCTCATCAACTATTAGTAAATCAAATTCCCATCCTCTACTTCTATTTAATGCTTCACCTGAAAAAAACTTTAACTCACCACCAGTTATTAGTTTAAGTTCTAATCTACTTTTGTTTTGTTGTTTGATTACTTCTGGTGGTAGTTGCATAACTACACCCTCATAAAACTTTTCTGCTAATCCATATTCAGGAACTATATAACAAACTCTCTTTGAGTCCAGTAGATTTTTAATAGTTACTATTTTACATAATGTTGATTTGCCTACACGTCTACCAGCACACACTACTTTAAATCTTGACTTATCTTTTATAATTTCAAGTTGTTTACTATATGGTTTCGGTATCTTAACCGTTATGTTCATACTTGTATATATTATTCTATCGTATATTCAGTAAAAACCCTGACATTTCTATCAGGGTGTTGTGGAGATGCCGATTCCTACGCCGGTTTCAAAGAGAGTATTTATTCCTCAATGCTATTAGTATCATCCCCATTTTCATATTTAACCGTGATGCTTATCCCACCACTTAATTGTGTGTTTGCATCAATTGTAACACTATCTGTATATCCTCTCCTTCTTGCCTTATATTTCATATAGAACATTATTGATTGTTTATCACCTTCTTTTATTGCTCTTAACAATTGGTTCTCAACGAAGTCCAATGTTATCTCGTTTATATCATCCACAGCTTTTTTAAACTCTGGATCCTCATTATAGTAGGTGTAGAACCTATCTCTTGATATACCGACTTGAGCACAAGCTGGAGTAACTATTCCTAATGAATGTTCCAATGCTTGTAATAGCTTCTTTTTATTTACCTCTGGTTGTTTCCTTGACATTTTATTTATTTTATTTTAACTCTGGTATGCATATTTTTAGCACTTCTATCAGGTCTTTCGTAGATATATTCTTTGTTGATACACACTTCATATTAAATATATCTGTCTTTTTATTATAGTGGTATAACCACTTTAGGCAACTTATTATCTTATCCTTTAATTCTTTATTATGTATCTTAACAGCAAGTGTTGCTGCATTTTTATATGGTTCACATTCTGATAATATAACACCAAATGTGGTGAATGAATAATCATAATCAATGTTCTTTTTATACTTTGCCTTATCCTTATTACTTCTATTACATTTAATAAATGTTATGTCTTGTAATGTTACATCTTCCTTACTTGGTTTAAAGTCATCCCTATCTGGGTTCTTTTTATATATTGTGAATGAAGTATATAACTCGTTATTAGTATAATCAGTTTTTAATATACAGGAATATATTATCTCATATCTATGTAGTGAATTATAGTTATTATAATATGATGCTGGTTGTATATATGCTATGTACTCTCCGTTATCACACGATTTATCATAAAATTGTTTAAGTAGTTTGCCACTATGTCCACCAAATGGTGGGTTGCCAATAAATAATCTACCCTTCTTATATCCACCCATATCTAATTCTAAAAAGTCAGCCTGTTCTATATACTCTGATTGTGGATATAAGTCATATGCTTTACATCCTGGTATCTGATGACTAAACATCCCACATCCTGCTGATGGTTCTATTATTTCAGTTATATTATCTTTACCTATTACTTCATATGCTTTTTCTATACACCATCTTGCCACGTTAGGTGGGGTGTAGTATTTATCAAATGGTATTTTCTCTTTAGCTTTTTGAAATGATTTCATATTATACTATGTTTGATCCATATTTTTTAATTAACATCTTTAAGTCAGATGTAAACGCATCTAAAGATGTCTTATCTTTTATATTTCTAATTGATTGCTTAACATCATCATCTTCAAACTCTATCATAAGTTCATTAAAGAATAATATATTCGTTTTAATATACTTATTCACATCAACTACATTCGGATTGAAGTTTGAACCTTCTAATGTCTTTTCAAATCCAGGCGTCATATCATTCACACCAAATATATCTATCATATCCCATTGTTCAAATCCTGAATCTAGTAACATATTCTTATCCCAATCACTTAATAGTTTTGTATCCCATTCACCAAATGATTGATTATCTTTTAATATAAATTCTTTCTTCTGACTATCTGTCAATTCAGATGCTTTTATTATATTAACTTCTTTTAATCCTGCTTCTTTACAAGCTTTTAATCTCATATTCCCACCTAAAACTATCATATTATCATCAACAACTATTGGCCTTATCTCTAACATCTGTGGGAATTCCTTTATACTCTTAACTAACTTCTTAAACTTATCATCCTTAATTGTTCTTGGGTTGGTTGTGTTTAGTTTAACATCATCTATTTTAATCTTTTCTATTTTCATATATGTTTAAATGTCATTTTTGTAATCTATTATATATAGTATTCTATAACTCTGTTATTTTTTCTACTTATTTAGTGGTATATATTACATCATCCCTATTCCTATTAAAATAATCAATAGAATAGTTTCTGATATATATTGTGTTGTACCATCATATCCAAATATTTCTCTTTCTATTTTATCAATAATAGAAGTAGTCTCACTTGATATATCATTCCATTTCTTTTTATTA